GTTTCTATAGCCACTTATCATTCTAATGGCTGATGCTGTTTTAGTTGCATAACCAGCGGTGGTTATCCCATCATCTGCGTTGCCAAGGCTATCATCGTAACCGCAACCACCGTAAGAATAATATTGATTTGACTTGGCAGTAGAAAAATTAAAGGTCTGATCGCCTGTGCCGTTATCTGTTATACTACCCAGACCGCTACTGGCATTTATACTGTTTGACTGAGGCGCATAATCTACCCAAACCGTTGGTACAATTCCACTACCACCACCCAAAGTTATATCTTCATCAGGAAGCGTTACAGTTCTATTGGACGAAGTAGTAGGCGCAGCAAGAGTTATGCTGCCGCTACCTGATGAACTACTCTGAATTTTAATTGATGCCATCTAAACCACCGTCCATGTTTCGCCAGTACCAACTGTCACCGTCACGCCGTTGTCTATTGTAATCGGGCCAGCCGACATAGCATTCTTGCCATTAGTAATTGTGTAATCTGTTGTTACGTTTGTTCCATTTTCGTAAAACACTTCATCGGTGCCACCGCCCGTAGCTCCACCACCAGCGGCTGCCGCAAATTGAGCAGAGCCATCAGCCTGTTTCGTCAGCACATCGCCAGTGCTTCCTTCATCTAGCCGATTGGCTAAGCTTGCAAGATTGCGGTTGTTGCCCATAAATTACCCCTTTAATGGCGCTGATGGAATATTGCTAGTTTCATCGGGAGCGGTGTAGCGAGCTTTGCCTTTGGTAACTCTTAGGTCTTGAATATAACCAGTAAAATGTTCAGGATCTGAAATGCCAATCCAGCGAGCTATTTCTATACCATTTGAACTGCCCGTTGAAATGTTGCTAGTGTTAGTAACTGATGAACCTTCTTGATTCCCATCAATATACAGATTTAAACTATTACCAGATCTACTTACCGCTATATGCGTCCAAGTGTTAAGACTGTATGAGGTGGTTCCCGTAAATATATTTCCCCCATTCCATATTTTAAAAACACCATTTTGAATATACACGCCAAAACTATTTGTATTAGAGTTGGAATTACCCTGCCCAAAAAGATAACTGTAGTTTGACGGATGCGAAGGAATGTAAACCCAACATTCAATAGTAAAATTACCTGTTCCGTAAGTAAAAAGATCACTCGTTGGAGTTAAAATATAATCTCCAGTTCCATCAAACTTCATAGTTTTAGTGTTAGCCCAAGCCCCTGATCTAACCTGATCAGTTGAACCAGTAGTACTACCTTCCAGCTTCAAGTTAGCGACTTGCGATTTATCAATAATCGAAGCGTCAGTGCCTTTGATGTGTAGCTCTGCGCCAGATGAAGATAGAGGTGCAGTAGGAGGGATAAAATCTGTTGTGTAATGTGCGGTTCCAATAGCAACCCTTACGTCACTTATATAACCATACATATCAGCCGCCGTAGTATTATCTCCGTCTATACCTATAGCAGGACGGGATGAATGGCTTAGGTAATTAGCTGTTGATGCATAGGTTTGAGTTTGTACCTTACCATTAATATACATTTTTATTGTGCCACTACTTCGCACTAATGCAATATGAAACCAAGAATTTGCAGTTATTAAGTCGTTAGACGCAATTCTGTTTGAGTTATTCGCAATAAAATAAATTTTAGAGTCCGAAGATTCAAACTTTAACGTAACATAATCTCCGTTTGTAAATGGTCTAAAATCTATAAACATTCGGTCAGAAGTTGTATCAGTAATATACATCCAACCTTCTACAGTCCAATTGGCAGTTCCAAGGTTTGTGCCAGAGTTTCCTAATATATAATCCTGATTACCATCAAAATACACAGACCCACCGTGATCTGTTGCTGAATATTCTTCGTAGTCGTAAGGTGAGAATGGTTTTGTCTCAGGGTCGCCATTTATTGTGATAGAGCGATCGTTAGTTGATCCATCAGCAATGTATGGTAGGTGGCAAATATGTAATGCTGATCCAGAGGAAGATAGCGGTTTAGTAGGAACGGTAGATGACCCAGAAGGAGTACCAGAAACTATTTTAAAATCGAAAACATAACCATTGAGTGGATATCCCGTACTCCAAGCAGAACCTAAGTCGCCTATGTAAAAGGCACTGTTAGTTGGTGAATTAGAATTACTTACACTTCCCAATAAAGTTCCATCAACAAAAAACTTTAACGTAGACCCATCCCATTGCAAATCTGTGTAGTACCATCTATTAGCGGAAACAGAAGTTGATGCGCCAAGGTTAGCGCTTCCGATCTGAGCAAACCAATTACCACTATCAATCGTTACACCAGTTCTGCCCGAATGCCCCGACGTACCTTGACCCCATACAGCGCCATCGGTTGTATCATTTAAATAGACCCACGCCGTTGCAGTGAAGCTAGTTGATGGTATAATTTGAGTTGCGGTTGTGTTTAAACTATCCCCAGAACCATCAAAGTACGTACTATAACCCCCACTACGATAAGGACTAAACGTACCAGCGTGAGCATCGCCAGTTACTGTAATGCTGTGGCTATTAGAGGAGCTATCAGTAATGTTATTATTATCAGATGTACCCGTAGCAGTGGCTAACAGGGTTGTGTGATTACTGTCTAAAACTACAAATGCTATTGAAAAACTTTGCGTTTTATTAACCACATTATTACCATCTGACACATCAAATCGAATAGTAATAGTTCCACCCGATCCACTAGTCACAGGCGTTAATGTAAATGTATTCCCACTTTGATTTGAGATCGGCAAGCTAGGTGAGCTAATCACATTAGATGCTGTGCCGCTCGTTACAGTGGCTGAATAAACCAGAGTTTCTAAATCAGGTTCAGTGGCAGTAAGTGTGATAACTGTATTGCTTCCAGAAGTAAGCGCAAACGTGCCATTATCCGCAATGGTGGTTGCAGAGCCGCTACCTGTGGTTTCAGTAAATCCAGAAACCGTTGGTGCAGTGTTCGTGATTGAGGCCAGCAAAAAGAAACCAGAAGTTTGCTTTACATAAAGCTTATTGTTAGCAGTTTCGTAATGAAGTGACCCTTCACTTGCAGAAGCAGCGTCAGTAAGCATGGCTGCTTGATTAGTGTGAACAGTCACTCCACTACCACTACCACCACTTCCACCCGCAGAAGTAGAATACTCAACTACCTCAACAATATCTCCGGCTAAACAAGCAGATATAGTTATCTGTGTGTCAGTAGCAATGACATCACTATCAGGCAGCTTTACTCCGTTGAGAAAGACAGAAATATTGTCAGCTTCCCAAGTCCCAGTAAACACCGTTTGACCCGCCGTAGCGGTAAACTTAGTCGTATCTATTGGATCAATAGATTGGATGTCTTCCGCAGTTGCTCCGATAAATACAATAGCAGAGCCGCTAAGATTAATAGCATTATTTGAGTTGCTGCTTTCGCTTACAGTGCGTGTAAGAGTAGTGCCAGAGCTTGTATAGGTGCCGGTGCCTATTTCAAAATTATTACCATCTTCCAGAACGTACCGGCAAACGTCCCCATTTGCCACGCCAGCATCTGCAAAGGTTTGATATCCAGCCTCTGCAGAGCCAAGCGTAATTGTGCCAGTGCCAGTTGTACTGGTGGACATTTTGGCCCTATTTTTAAGAATAGGCATAACTATTCCTTTTAGGTTAGCTGAATAACACCGTTTGACGCACTAAAGTCGATGGTAAACGTATCGCCATCATTAAGCGTTAAGCTTGAACCATAGTCATAATAACCAATCAACGGATCTGCTGGCGATGTTACAGTGTCATTATAAATATAAACATAACGAAACGCAGCAACACTACCGCCTGATGCAGTAAGCGTAAGATCAGCAAGAACAAGTTTGTAAACACCACCTGATTGTCCAGATGAACTTGTTGTTAATGTACGCGACGATAAATTGGTGTAACTAATCTGAGTTACATTGCCTAATATGCCATTAGTATCCGCAGTTGGATTAGAACTTTCAGATGATGGTGCTGTATTTGACAACGCAATTTTAAGCGTATCACTTTCTAAGTCCATATTCTCCACTGCGTTTGCAACGAAGTCGTTTATTTTAACAAAGGATGCCATATCTATCTCCTATCTGGCTTAGCTTTCGTTACCATAGTTACTAATTAATTTCAAACTATCTAAATCCATCTTGAAATTGAGAGCTAATAAACTTTCCAAACACAGTGCCAGTTAAAGGTATTGTGTTGTAAAGCATTTTTGCTCCTTGTGATGAATCACCAGCAAGAAGATTGTAAGTGCCCTCGCCAATATCTTGAAGGGTAGATGGTCCAGCACCAGCAATTCCAGTTACAAAATCTAAAGCGCTAGGATCTTCTGTAAACTTAGGTGCAACATATCTGCTCATTATAGGATTGCCACCAGCTAACATAGTTTGCTGCATCGAAGTGTACATTAAATCTGAATACAAAGAAGCAAGTCCACTATAATCAAAAGCCCTAGCAAACTTATCTTTTTCACTCATTTCATCCCAAATGTAATCAGGAGTTTTCATCCAAACAGCTAAATAACCCATACCAATTGCTGCAAAAGCACCAGTCATTCTATTCTTAACTTGTCCAGATGTATAAGCAGCAGTTACTTTGTTCATTGCAGCAAACATATAATTGTAAAATTGAAACGGCAGAGTCATAGCTCCACTTTCAATTCTAACATAGCCTTTTACTATTTCATCTTCTGGTAATTTGTTACCCCAAGGCAATTTTTTAGCAACCCTCATAGGTATATACACAATGCCATCTGCTGGTATTGGTCTATCAGCTGGAGTTCCTGACATAATTGTATTTAAAACACCTGAGTTTATAGAGTTCCTAAATTTTTGAATTGTTTCATAACTAATTCCTGCTGTTTCCCAGTCGCCTACATTTGGCAAAATCCTGCCATCTAGTTCTTGAATAGGAGCTTTAGTAACAATTTCTCTCATTTCTTTTATAGAAAACCCATATCTGCTTAAGTAATCCAATTCAAACTGAGAAGCATTGCCATCAACTATTTTTCTCATACGTTTTATTAAAGTATGCTGTCTTAACGAACCTTCAAATGTTTTAAAAAATTCAGTAAAAGGGCCAAGAAAGTTTAAGATATGCGCTGTTTGTTGAACATTATTCCAAACGCTATTAGGATTAGTATTGTCTATTAAACCTTCAGATACACGATGCTGCACAACACCTAATTCAATATCTAAAGCTTCACCATGTTCGTCTTTAACATCTCGCATAGAAGCTCTAAACTCAGGTGTATTAAACATTTTTAATGAATGTTGAAAAATATCACCAGCATCATTCTCCATAACAATCCTTGAGAAATCAGGGAATGAAGCAAATCCAGCGGTTCCAAGATAATTTACACTTGCAAAACTTCTTAAAAACTCAGCAGCTTGAATGTCAAAACGAGTTGGATCTCTAAACACACGACTCATTACTCTGTTTTCTAACACAGTAAAATTCTTACGAGCCTCATCTATAAATTGCGTATTGTAGCCATCTACAACAAGTTGATCGTTTATTTCTGTCCATACTTGCTCTGGATTTTTTCCATCAAATAATCTTGAAAAATGATATTTAGGAGCAGTTTTATTTGTATAGTTTTTCATAGCCTCAAGAGGGTCTTGCTGAATAAAATCATACAAAACCCTATTGTCTATATCTAACATTCTATGAGCAAGCTTTACGCTTTTAGTTAACCCAGCTAAGCCATCAGAGTTTAAGGGATCAGGATCATCTACAATAGATTTGTAAACATCATCAACCGCTTCCATAACTATAGCTGGATTAGAGGGAAGACCTTTGCGCTCATATAATTTTGTTTCTGGGTTATATCGAATGTAAGAGCCTTGATTCATAAAGTGATCAAAAATTATAGATTTAAACCGTTGTTCATTTTTTTGAATCCTAGGCACATCAAAAATACGATTAAAAAATGGTTCTGTTGATCTAGGCCCAGCAGGAGTTTTTGAAACAATATCTAAAGCAGATTGGAAAACTTTAATCTTTTCTTCAGTAGCAGTAAGTCTGTTTTTAAAATAAAGACTTTCTTTATGCGTTGTTGCTAACTTATCTTTAATTCTAGACAGCTCTAAGTTTAGTATCTTAATTTCAGAATCTAAACCTGTTCTGCCAATTAAATTAGATTGCTCTGTTACGCTTCTCCAACGATCATAAAACTCAGTAATTCCACGAATAACTCTAGCCTCCGCATCATTTTCTGGAGCTATTCCAAACAATCTTTTTCTATTAGCCTCTATAAGATACTGTCGATAAGTTGGGCCTGATCCAGTAAGCCCTCTTAACATACTTGTAGAGTTCATTTGAAATAATGTTCTGTTAGATGCGCCTGTGCCTTCTGCATAAGCTTGCCTAGACATTCTACCAAACTGTTGCCAATGACGCCTTTCAGTAGATGCTGCTATATAAACAGTTTCATCAGATGCAACTCCTGCTAAATTACCCCTTGTAAGCCTTCCATAGTCTCCAGACATTTTTAATGCAGCTTTTTTAAGCATATTTAACCCATTAAAGTTTGGCTTTGAGTCAGGGCCAATAATAGGATCAAGCAACTGTATGTTAGACATTGGGTTAGGTACTGGATTATAAGTGCCATTAGCTAATCTATAGGGATCAACAACTCCATCAACCGTTGCATTATCTATAAGCCTAGAAGATTGCTCATCTATAAATTCAGATAATCTTGTTGTTTCTTCATCAACAGAATTACGCATTCTTAATATAAATTTTGAGTTTTCATCAGAAGGTGGTGCTTTTTTAGCTTCTGCTATTCCTTCTTCAAGACCAAAAATACGTCTTTCTGTATATGTTATTCTTTCTGCTAATTCAGCATCTTCAAGTATGCCATAGGCTCTAGATTCTCTTGCTTTCCCAGCAAACTCATCAACTCTATTTTGCAAATTTTCCATTGCAGTAATTTCTTGTTGAAGATCTCTATAGTTTCTATGAGCATCTATTACAAAACTTCTATGCGCTCTTACTCCTAAATCAACAGAACCACCAATAGCAGCACTAAATGCTGTAGACATTACGACAGATGAAACAGCGCGCTCAGCAGTGTAATTAGCACCACCAAAATATCTAGAAGTTTCTATACCACTTTGAATAGCAAACCCAGTTAATGCAGCATTGTTAATTTTTGACAAAAGTGTTGGAGATTTAAATGCAACAATTCCCGGGATTGCATTTAAATAATCATATGGCATAGCCGCAACATGCGCTGTCCAAGGCGCGTTAGAAGCAGTTTGCATTCTTTTATTTTCTCTTCGTATTTGTTTATAAATAAAATCAAATTCAGCTTTGCTTTTTGCAAGGTTTAATTGATCTTCAAACATATAATGTTGTGGTCTTAGATGATCTGAAATATTAAAACTTAAATCTTCTTCAAAGCCAAAGCTTTGTTTAACCATTCCTTCAAGGATATCTACTCCTGCTTCTCTTAAATCTCCAACAAGTTCAGTTGAATTGCTATATAGAGTTGCAGTGGTTTGTGGTCTTGAAGTTAAATTAAAGGTTTCCAAATTATTTTCCTAAACTAGCAAGTCCCGTTGAATTTACAACAGAACTAAAAATATCTAACGGATTAAATCCTTTTGGGTCAATTTCTTGATTGTTTTCCATCATAAGCTCTAAACGACTAGGGTAAGTTAAATTTTCTTCTACAATAAACCTTTGAAGATCGAAGTTTACACCCTTCCCAAAGTTTTTGATTACAACATTTGAATCCACAAGAGGCATAACTACTCCCCCTGCATCTAAAGTTGCCAACCTAAACTCTGCTTGTGATCTTGTTGAATTAGAGGTTGGGAAAAAAAACAACATTCTTTTTCCTTTAAAATCAAAGTCCGATTCTGTAGCAAAATATCTAACGCCTTTAGGGCGTATAGGATTTCTCGGCTGGCCTTGAAAGGCAAAAGTAGTTAAGGGCAAATAGTTATCTTCATAAGCTTCTTGCCCAATTTCTTTTATTAAAGCTTGTTCAGCAAAACGAATTACAGAGTCTCTTTCATTAGGAAATACACTTTGTAAGTTTACTGTAGTACGCTCATTTAAAGGCTGCCCAGTAAGGTTTACTGTATAATTGTCAACAGAAAAATAACTATCAAAATGATTGTCAAGAATTTGCTTAGCATCTTCTCTACTAACACCAGAAGCAAAAAGACCTTTAAGATATCCTTCCATAGCTCCATGTAATTGAGGTGACGCTTCAAATTCAGGGCCAATCATATCAGCAACAATCTCATATACACTTTGAAAGTCTCCAAAAACTCCTCTGTCTCCAAATTGAGAAATTAATCTTTTTTCTGTTTTATCATCATCAGATAAAGCCTCTCGAACTTTACTTAAATATTCTGCAGGAACTCCACCTTTATAAACTTCTGACAGGCCATCTAAAATGCCTATGGTTGTAGGTTCAAAAGAATCAATTACAGAACTAGATGTAACTATTTTGTTATCAGAAGAAGTGTAAGTACCAATGTTTCTCCAAAGAATAGATAATGACTCAACACTTACAGGCTCACCATTAAATTCCCCGCCTGCGGCTCCTCTTTTAATAAAAGTTTTTAAAGAAGGACTTAATATTTCGCGTGATCTTTTAAAGTAAAAATTAAGTAATTTACCTGCTTGAGCTTCAGGTGATCCTGCTTCTGCATTTAAATACTTAGATACGTTTTGAAATAAATCAGCAGGTTCATAATCTAGACCAAACCTCTTTAAAGAAAACGCTGCAAAAGCTTCTTGAACTTCTGGCATTCCTGCATTGTTTATTACAGAAAGACCTAAGAAAGATTGATTTTGACTTTTTTCTGCGTCTTGTCTTTCTCTGTCTTTAAGGTTTTTTATTGCAATAACTATATCAGCATTAGCTTGACTGCTTAATTCATCCCAATCTTTTTGTTGGTCGCCATATTTTTTTGTAGCGCTTACAATTAAATTATAATCATCTTTAGAAAGAAAAGATGTTGCTGTATCATAAGGATTATTAGGATTGTTAATAACATCTAAAGCTGCGTTCATTTGTTTTTCAGTAGTAAAGCTACTAATTAACAACGCAATCTGACGACTTGATACGTCTTTATTAATGCTATCAAATAATTCTCTTCTTACTTTTGGATCTCCAGTAGAAGAAGCTTTTATCGTAGAGCGAATCTTAACTCTCATTCTTTCTAAATCATTATAGTTATCAATGTCAGCAACTTGAGATTGAAATACAGCTATCTCATATTGCAAAGCAGAGTCTGCTTTAGATATAGCTTCTGCTTGAGCATCACTTCTTGTTTTATCTAGGTTATTAACTCTTTCTATAAACCTAGTAACTAAAGAAGTTCTATCACTTACATTTGTAATCTTGCTTAAATTTTCTTTTAAAACATCTAAAACGCCCATCTGGCTTAAGGCTAATAAGTCTTTTTCTTTTGCAGAAGGATTTGATGCAAGAACATTTAACTCCGCTAAAACGCTAGGATTGTTTTTGTTTTTAGCTAAAAAATCGTTTAAAACTGATTTGCCTTGAGCAGCAATTAAAATGTCTTCATATTTTCTAGGGTTATCAATATTTAATAAATGTTTTCCTATTTTAGAAAAAGCGTTTTCAAAATTTGTATCTAAATCTGAAAATGAGCCATCGCTTATTTCAGCAGCAAGCATGTCTATATTTGCATCAAGGTAAACTTGTGAAGCTTTCTTTCTAATAGCTTTTATGTTTTTAACTGATGACTCTAAATTATTAGCTATTCCCTCTAATCTTTCTGGATTACCTATTCTAATTAATTCGTCTACAATTTTTCTTTCTTCAGTAGAAAACTTAAGGCCAACATTAACAAGTCCTTGTACATTCTTTTGAGATAAATAATTTTTTATTAGAATTATTTCACTTTCATCTAAGTCAGTATTTTGTATAGCTTTTAAAACTAATCCAGTTAAAGCTTGATCTTCAGCTTTTCCGATAAGATTTATAAGTTTAGTAACAGGTTCGTTTCCTAATGTTTTTAAAGTTTCTTCTTTACTAATATAGTCATCACGGGTTTTTCTAAGTGCAGTAATATTAGAATAAGCTTTTAAAGGGTCACTAAATGAATTATAAAAATAACTATCTTCATCCACTTCAATTTGAGCTTCAAGATTTAATTTATCTGCTGCAAGTTGCAAATCTTCAGCATTAAGTCCTGCAAGAATATTTTCTCGACTAAATTGCGTAGAGTCGTATACATCTAGATTTTTTCTAAAAGTATCTGCTTGAGCAGCAAAGTCCATAATATCGCTAATATCATTAGGTAAATATTGAAGAATTTGCTCTCTAATAGCTTGCACTTCTGGAGCTAAAGTAACGGTTTTACTGCCATATCGACTAAGAGATTGAATAAGGTTAAATCTTTGATCCATAGACAAAGAGGTCATTTTATTATTTATAAGACCTAATGCAAAGCTAGCACTTTGGCTAATAATAGATTTGTTTTTTTCAGATGGATCGTTAAGAACAGTTGCTAAGTCAGTTATGCCTTGCTCAGTAATCTGTTGCATTTTTGTAAAGCCTTCAATATTTCCCGAAAGGCCATTATCAAAAGCTAAATCATTTAACTCAGCATTGCGTTTTTCTAAATCAAGTTTTGCTTGCGCTCTTTGTCTTCTAATGTTTGCTTGTTCTAAAGCTGCTGCTGATTTAACTGTCCAAACAGCACCAGTGTCTTTTATAAATTGACCATATCGACCATCTACATGGCTAGACATTTGCTCAAGGTATTTAAACATTGAGTCAGAAAATAATTGTACAGAATTTGGTTTTCCATCTACGGATTCTGCTAACACAGAAGCTTTGGCGTGTATCTCTTCTTCAATTGATTGCTCAAAGCGAGCGTTAACAACTCTCTGAAATGCTTCAGCTTGCGCTCGACCCATGCCCTGCATTTCATTTAAAGCTACAGGTTTTTTTGTTTTTGGATCAATGCCTTTAATATTTGAAAGAGCTATAGATCTACCAAGCTCATCTCCACTTTCTTTAGCTTGTCTTAAACCTTCGTTATAAAACATTTTAGAAAAAGAATTAGCTGATTGAGCAATTGCTTCAGCAGTTACTCTACCGCCTTCGCTTGCTCTTGCTACTCCTATTGGACCAATAGAGTATTGTTTTTGCTCTTTAATTACTGCCATTATTTTCTCACTAGACTGTGGGATTTAAAGGTTTTTGTTTAATTGTTTGATATTCATAATAGCCAGATGCTAAAGTTGTAAGTGCGCCTATAGTTGCAGATTGCATTGCAGCCCTACCTTCTATTCTTTGTGCAGTTGCTTGTTGTTGAAGCTTTGAGCCTTTAGCTTCTCCCATATAAGCTATATTATAAAGATCTTCTCCTGTCGTCTCTTTTTGTTTTTTAAAAAAAGCTTCAACAGATCTATCTAAACCAATATCTCTGCCCATAGCAGCAAACATTGCGCTGTTAGTAGAAGTGTTGGCAATATATTGCTCCCTTCTACTTCTGGAATTTTGAAGAGTTTGAATTTTATTTCTTATTTCGTCAGTTTCAACATTAAAAGCATTTAGCTTTGACGCCTCTTGTTGAGCTTTTCCAGCTGCAATTTGACCAAATGCACTCATAACAGTTGATCCTATAAGAGCCATTGTTAGTGGATCTATTGCCATTAGACTATTAACTCCGCTACTATTCCATTAATCTGTAAGCCTAGTGGCTTGTCTTGCTCAATAGTTATCTGTGGATTTCTATTGTACCCCAAAGTCTTTATTTCTTTTTTCCCAGTAAAGCTTGAAGCAATAACATCGTTTGAGTTTACCTTCATTGATTCTGTTGACTTAACGTCAACAACAATGTTGGTAATTCCCCTTGTTGTGCCAGTCGAAGGTCCATTACCCATGTTTGCATCTATTGGATTGCTTACTAACTTAGCAGTAAACTTCTTACCAAACTCAGCACTACTATAAGTATTAATAGCTGCGGTAGAAAAAATTGTATTACCCATAGAGTTGCCATGAACTGTGCAATAATACTTAAAACCAGCTGGAGAATCACTTGCTACTACTATAGTAACCTTAGCTCCAGCTTGCCCAGCAGTTCCCGTTGTTGTTACACCAGTTGTATAAGGTGCATCTGCAGTTGTTCTAAACGCAAAAGGATGTCCAGCGTTTGATGCATCGGAGAGATCAAACACATATGTATTTCCTCTTCCAAGGCTTAGCTGAGGTGCAGAGCCAGATATGCCAGCTATTGCGTATTTATTACCGCCATCATTTACTACAGTAACTGTATAATTTATAGTTGAAGTAATAGCGTATGAAGACAAATCAATGTCATCGTTACTATCTACAGTAAACTCACCTAAGTAAGTATACCCACTAGAAGAAGCATACCCATATACATCAACTAGATCTCCACTGCTATAAACATCACTTGCATCTACCTTGTTGGTAACAACAGATTTACTTTGCCATAAGTCTAAGCCTCTATCTGTATTAAACTCACAGAGATGCAGCTTACCATTACTATCGTATACATTTGCAAACAATCTACTGTGTATTGCTATAACAGATCCAAAGTTGCCAGACGTACTAACCCTAGTCCAAGCCGCTCTTTTTTCAGCCCTATTAGAAGTAAACAGAATTAAGTCACCATTAGTAAGTGAGAAGGCAGCGTATGAATCTGCAAGCTCAAATCCACTATGAGCTACAGATAAATACTTTGGAGAATCAATTAAATGAGAAGCTAGAGTAGAAATAGCAGATGCTGTATATGCATCCTCAGAGTCACTGTATAAGTATTCTCTAATAATTCTACCATTCTTTTGAACAAATATAGTTGCACCATCTATAGATGTTGGCGTTACAAACTCTGTACCATATGGTGTTTGCATTCTTATCTGAGCGTTAGTCGGAGTGATTGCTTGGTTCAAGTAAGTAGGAACATATAGTTCGCCAGTAGAAGTAAACACTTGAAGATCACGATTAGAAATCATGTATCTTATTTCGTGAGAATCACCAGTTGCAGCAACCAAGTTAATTGAATCATCGTCAGCAGCCTCACCTACATCAAAGTTAAAGAAGCTACCAATCTTACTCATCCATATTGTATCAGGTTCAGATAACGTGCCGCCAAAGCACAATCTGTTTTCATGGAATACAACAGCAGCAGGGTATCCTCTTACAGCAGAGAATGATTGCTCATCCCATGTTGTTGTTGGAGCATGACAAGATATAGACACTTGCCCACCACCATCTTCACTGCTGCTTGCATTACCACCAGCCTGATAGGTGTAGGTATTATCATCTATTATTTCTCTAACCTGATCTGTAACATTTAAATTACCAGTATTAATCCCACCTGTTGCAGCAGCATTCTGTACTGTAATTGCATCACCTACATTAAGGCCATGATTAATGTGAGTAACCTCAACTACGTTTGAACCCTCTCTTGTTCTAAGAGGATTTAAAACAGACAGACGAGCAGAAAGTGTATCAACAATATTACCAGTAACTACTGTTGCAGACGTATAACCAGTAATAGTTATTTCTGACTCATGGTATCTTACAGTTGTTCCGACATGATCTGCTACCCAATAATTAGCACTTGTAGTTAAAGTAATTCCATTTCCACTTATAGCAGAGGGATCTAACGTAACACCACTAGCATGAAATTTTGAATACGGCTGATAAGTAACCTTATTATCTGCGCGTGTATCAAATGAATAAGTATCTATTTCAAAAGAAGTAAGACTTGTTCTTGTAAGCAATCTAGGTGCAAACAAAGGATGCGATATAAACATAACATCGCCATATTGAGCAGCAGTATATTCCTGCAAATAGTCTTCATCAAAAGGCAAAGCAGCAGAACTTGTGTCTTGTGTAATTGTAGAAACAAGACTTATTGTGCCATCTGTTAAAAGTCGAAAGCATCTAACCCTTAAATGCTCTACAGATATAATGTACTCTTCATTGTCATCAAAAATAAATTTAAACAAATGAGATTGATCTGACTTATTTAAGTAATCAAGTGTAGAAGTAACTCCAACCTTTAAATTAAAATTAGTTGGCGCGGTGTTTATAGAAACAGCAGTTACGGTTTTAAATGATTTTGTGCTAGTGTATGTAGCAATATTATCATCTAAAGCAATTGCCTCTGTTTGAGCAAGCCCATATATATCCGTGCCAGTAATGGTAAGCGTTAGATTTAATGCTGATGGAATGGGATTTCCAGCAGATGCGTTATTGTCATTATAAAAAGTAACAAATCTTCCAGCGTTATTAAAAGAAGCAACACCACTAGAAACAAATGTTCCATTTAGCGCAAAGTTTGTTTGACCACTATTTGTAAACTGAGTAACAATTCCATCATCATCGGCAGTGCCAGTCCCATCAGAAGCCTTATATGTTAATCCATAATCATATATATGTTTTAAGCCTGTTCTCTTCTTTACAGACCCCTCGCTCATAACAATTAAGTTTTCTAATCGTTGAGCCGACTGTCCATAAACAGGTGAATCCGTTCTCATTATTAATGAGTCACTGATTTCTCCATACTGAAAGCTGTTAATTGGAACTCTTACTTTCTGCATTAACTGCGCCTTTCAGCAATAAACCTCGATGTTGTTAGCTTGCGCGTTGTTTGTTGCTGAGAATCAATGTTCCTAGCCTTCATAAACAATGCCGCAGCTTTCTGCTCCATTAACTGAGCAAGCTGTGCATCTCTAGCTAAAGAGATTGCAAAGGAACCAGCAAGAGTAAACTCAATTGCTGTAGTAAAGTAAGAAGGCCAGCTAGACTCAGGCGCTCTCTCAACATAATCTAAGACAACGGTATCGTTTGTATCCGCGTCACAGAATATTTTATTACCATAGATATCGTACTTAATTAATGCATCGTTAATAGTTGCGCTTATTACTGTAACGCAAGATGCTGGAATATGATAAGACGCTGAGAACCTACCCTTAGGAGCGGTTGCTAAACGTGTAAGATTTATTTGAGTTGTAGCAAAGCGCCAACGAAAAGAAGCAAATGAAGTCTGTATTATATCTTCATATAAAGCATTAGCTACTTTTGCTTCAGATGTACTAGCTGCAAAGTCGGTAATCCCGTCAGCACCAATAAGATATAATGCGTTACTTGCAACTTCTAATGATGAATCAGCTACTCTTGGCATGTTGGTTTGGGGGCCGAAGCCCCCACTCCTTTATTAATCGCCATCAGTTTCAGCAATGGCAGTGCCATCTGAAACATCGACTACAGTGCCAGTGTTCGATAGAACATTAACAAAGTTTGTTGTTGGTGTGTTTGTATCACAAACAATGATTACATCACGAACAGAAAGCATGTTTGCTGCATCGTTAAAATAACCGCTTGTGTTTACAGTTCCAATAGCATCGGCAGAGCTATAAAGCCAAAGATCACCATTAGATGCACCACCAAGACGAGTAAGGTTTGCTGAATTATAAGCCATGATTAATCCTTTTAGTTATTATCAAGGACTTCATAGATACCATCGCTATCAATAACGACAGCACCCATAGACATCATTGATGTGGCAAGGTGTGAGACTTTTTCCGCAATATAGTTTACCTCAGTTTGAACATCAGCATTTACGCCAAGCCCTACTGAAGATGTATGGTACGAAAAGTTTTTACCACCAGCTACAGCAGACGTTGAAAAGATCTTGAATCCCAAGAACTCTTTCATTGTCATACCGCCAGCAAACGGCAAGTTCTGAGGGCCAACGTAATCAGAAGAAGCAAACTCATTAATGTTAAACAAGTCAGCAAAACCAGAAGGAGACATAGCTAAATAGCGTTGTCCATCTTCTGGAACGTCAGCATTCCCAAGAGTTTCAAACAATGACAGCAAGTCAGCTTTGCTTACTGCGCTGCCAGTTGCACCAATCTGAGTGCTGTTAGCACCAGCATCCATTGCTGTAACCAAGATTTCATCAGTCTTACGACCGAGTGCAGCAGCAGCAGATTGAGCTACAGCTTGACGCTCGTTAATGTTAATCTTTAACTCATCAAGCTTGTCCATATACTCTGAAGCATAGAAGTCAGCCATTGTTACTTCAACATTGGTATGCGCTAACTCCATTGGAGTTACATTACCGTTGCGAGATTTAGTACTTGCAGTGCCTTTTCCAATTACTTGAAAACGAGCAGTTGAACCTGTGACATTTGTCGTACGCACAGTGTTCCGTAACTTGGAACCCATACGCTGATACGCCATATGTACTTCAGTTTCAAACTGCTTGATAAAAGCTACATCTATAGTATTAGCCATTTTTACAGTCCTATTAGAAGTTTCAGTTAATCACAGGTATCCGCTTTTCTATCTCAGCGAGGGTATCCTTACGGGCCTCTCAATGTATTACGGGCTGTCGTGGTTCATCATAAACACAATTTTGATCTAAATTGCAACGAACAAATTCAACATACTTATTTCCGTTCTGCGTAGACACACCAACAGGATCAAAGCCTAGCCACGTTGCCCAGCTTACCATGCCCTCATAATCAGCAAGAATTGTCATAGACATATGCGATTGGCTTTGATCAAAAAACTCTACTAGCATTTTTGATCCACGCGCTAGCATAGTAAAGTTTTCCCTTATTTTATTAGAAAACATAGCAAACATTTGAGGCCAATCTTGATCCTCACAAAACCAAAGACCGCCAACAAACAAAAGCTCACCCCCATCTTTACGACAAACATAAGCCTCAGATGTTTTGCTCATTACTTCTAGTGCAGTCCTTACATCGCAGTATCCAAGTAATTTTATTTCTCTGCGGTTTTCTTTTGAAAGAACTCTTTCAAGCTCATCAATGTGAAAAGATCTAAGAGGAGTCAAATAATAACTCCCCCTTTTTATAATCTTAACCTCTGTAGAGTAATTTAAATCCATCATCTACCTGCTTTATAAAGTTTGGATCTCTATTTCTAGGCTCCCAATATCTTGGGTCTTTCATCATTTCCTGCAAACTTGCCTCTGTTACAGATGGAGATGGGCTAGTATTACCAGCAAAATTACCATCCTTCATTTTTTCCATAATGGTTTCTAAAGCTATAATCCCCTCATGGGATTCGCACATGCGTTCAATGGCTGGTAGTGCGTCTTCTGGAAAAAACTTATTAGCAAACATAGACGCAGCTTCAATTCTTGTGCTAGCATTATCACCAAGCTTTGCTGACTCAGCTTCCATATCTGGCTGAGTTCCATTAATGGCCTGAGCATACATTTCTATGCCCTTTTGAAACTCTTCTTGACCATAACCGTTTTCAAAAGAATGTTCAGACCACCACTGCAAAAGCTCATTATCAACAGCAAGATTATCGTCAACAATATCTGGAAGCTGATAATCGCCAGCGGTTTCTGGTCTATCAGCAAAAGCTTCTGTTTTTATTTCCTCAAGCAAAGCCTCTCGTATTTCTTCATCCTTGCCTCCAAGCTTGGATTCAAGTTCTTTATATGCTTTTGCTAGGTCTTCACCTGTTTTATATTTCTCAGGCAACCACTCTGGGCGCTCAGGTGCAGCCGCTTGATCTACATCCTCTTGAGTTACAAAATCACGCCCATCCGCTTCCGCTGCTTCAATTGCTGCTTCATCATTCATTTGTCTTTACTCCTATGTGCATGTGATATGCGCTGTTCAAGAAGGCCAACAATATATCGCTGCCCCTCTATATGTCTTAGCTCTTCTGTAGATACATTAGGCCCATTAACCATCTCAATGGTTACAGACCTGAGATATTGAAGCACAGCCTTTCCAGTAGGCGTATTAAATATCTGAGCTATGTTCTTGCTTATTTCAACGTCTCTATCTACGTGACGCTGTATTCCGTCTATGCCAATATTAGCCTTCGTCGCCAACTTGCATTCCTTGTTGCTGTTGAGCCATTTGCTGTTGAGCCATTTGCTGCGCAACCGCAGCTATTTGTCTACGCTGTTCTTCATCACGAATCAAGCTCTCTGGAACACCAAACTTTTTAGATAAGAATATAGCTGTCTTTTCTGAATCAATTAACATCTGCATCATCTCAGGGCCAAAGGCTCCACCAACAAGTTCTAAAAAACGCGCAACACTTGAAATATCTTCATTTGCTTGCGCTTGAGCAAGCGGAGATACAGAACGCACTTTAACTTCCCTACCATTTACTGTAGGTACTTCTATGCGGCCCTGCTTCTTTAGGATGTAAATTACACGCTGAAGTACGGGCTGCACGAGTTCCGCTTGCAACCTTCCAAATGAAGAACCCATTCTCCTAGATAAGTCAGCCATTCTTTCGGCTACCTCAGTTGCAGTCGCAGGGGTTTTGTTAGGATCAGCAAGCATATCCATGAACAAAGCCTTACGAATATTAAGGCGCATATCATTAAGAACAAGCTGCGCTACATCAAATCGACCCGCTGCTTGTATAGGCTGAAGGCCAGCAGACCCCATAGCCTTTGGTATAATAGTCCCTGGTACCAAATTAATCGTATCAACATTAACTACACCATCATCTTCCATCTGATATATACCAGATATAGACATCTGAGCATTCTCAAGAATAAGCTCAATAGTTAAGTTCGTAGTTTTAATAGCAGATAGAGCATTAAGAATAGGTCCACGACCATATACCTCACCAGAACACTTAGACCATCTAAAGCAAATAAAAGGATTAGATCCCACACCCTTCATTTGTTTTTCGTATAGCGTTGTTTTAGTACTCATGCAGAATGCATAGTGATAGTAAGCTTCTTCGTTTCGCTTACTGTAGTCGCGGCATACAAGTTCAAGAACAGTAGTTTCTCTGTCCTTGCCCATTTGTTGTTCGACCTTTGGATCAAACTTACCATCAGGAAAAAGAATCCGTAGCTCATCAAAAGGAATCTTCTTACGCTCTCTAAACACATGATCAATCTTATCGTCTGGCCCAGTATCAAGTACGACATGTGGAAGGGGTATTGCGGTAAAGTTGACTGGATTAATTGAATCCCCTTCTTCGACGCACAAGACACCAGTACCAACAGCCAAGTCCATGAAAGATTCATGAACCTCTTGGCTGAAATTAGAGTTTTGTAATACCTCGAATACATATTCAGTAACTTCATCTAGCTCATTATCAATTGCTTCACGCTGATCCTTTGGCACTTCACTGCCAGACATAAGATCAGCCCACCTAGCAAAGTTAGGCACAATGCCAGACTGCAATCTGCTAGCAAACTCTTGAACACCAACTACCGCTGTTTCATCAAAGATCTTTTCATCTCTGCGTTGTCCAGCTTCTTCATAATAAAACGACTCACGTTGAGGCAGAGCGTATTCATAACACTCCTCAAAGAGAGGAACCCAGTTTTCCCGAAAGGCTTTTGCCTTCTGGTACTTCTTTAGTTTTTGCTCTGCCAATGTATTCATGAGTTAAACCGCCCTAAGAATCCAGCACCACCAGAGCGAAACAAAGATCTACGACCGCGACCGCCGCGCATACCGCGCTGTTGCGTTCTTGCAGATAAAGCCTCGCTAATATCTTCACGTTTGCTTTCTGCGCGTTTTTCTACTTCTTCGCGTTTAGCAATATCTGCTTCAACTCTTTGATCTGCCGCTGCTTGCTTTTCCTCACTAGAAGGGCCACCACCACCAAAACACATAGCTATCTCCTACATTCTAGACCAAACGCTAGCCGATCTTCGCATACGCGGGCCTTTGTTAAACACATCAAAGTTTCTTTTAGCTACTACAGGCTTAGACGGTTTCTGATTATTCATCAAGGCTCGTCCTTCGCCAGCACCTAGCAAGAGGTATTGAAGCGCATCATGAATATGCGAATACATGTTTTTATCTGGTTTGTCAGCATATCTTTCACCAGACACCTCCATGCGCTTATACTGATAGCCACCCTCAAAACCTTTAATAAGCTGTGGGCAGCGCCTATCAATTAAAAATGCTGGCTTACCTTCGGTCATCTTGTTCAGCTGGGAGGAGACTGATTCAAGACGTAGGTCAACAGAGTTGGAGGGCGCTGGAAACGCCTTCAAGCCAGCACCGCGCAGAATATGAAAAGGAGTCGATTCATCAGTCTGCGCTCTAAAGTCTCCGGCTGGATCGCCATAAATATATACATCAGAGCATTCTGAAAACCTTGTGGCTATTTCCTGTCGCAGTACCTCGGCAAATCTTACAATGCCCATATCGAATGCAACGACTTCAGCTTGGATTAACCACCTTCCCCTTACCTTTTGCCCTAGCACGGCGGCGGGGGTTAGGCCAAAGTCTAAGCCGACATAAAGGGGCAACGAAGCGGCAATGGCGATTTCTTCTTTTGCAACATGCGTGTCTGCTGCGAACATTGGGTATATAGGTTTGCCATCTTGAATGGTTCCAAGCTGGTTCATTACATAAACATCTATCCAACTTTTTGTCTTACCTTGAATTAAATTAGGGTAATAAGACTTCAACATATGCTTTGTGTTCTCAGCCTTAGCGTTTGGAACGTAATCCTCTACTTCACCTTCTTCATTCTTCTGCGCCACCATCCCAGAGGGCTGCGTATAGAAAGACCAGTTGTCTGGTTTAACCAGCATCTTAGCTTGCTCACGCGGTATATGATCTGGGATTGGAACCTCTCCAGCCATAATGGGCCACCAATGATCTTCTTCAGGGGCGTTGGTATCGGCAATAACGCCAGTCCAACTAGGGCCACCATCACGCATAGAAGGAAACCGCCCAACACGCATCGTACAGGCGTCAATAATACTTTTAGGAATCTCTCGCGCCTCGTTAATCCAGATGCCAGTAAGTTCCAAAGATAAAAGTTTCTTAACATCTTCTGGCCTATCAAGAGCAAGGAAGATAACCTCAAGGTCTATGTCTCCCTTTTTAATGTGGTGAGTGTACGGAACAGACCAAGTAAATCTACCCCAGTCGCTTTCGGGAAACCAATCAAGCCAAGTCTTAATAGTGGTAGTTCTTAGCTGTGGATTGGTATTACGAATAATAGCCCAACGGCTTTTGCGTATACCGCTCTCTGATTTCTTTTGAGAAAGCGCGCGGCGAAATACTTCAACACAGCAACCAACAGATTTACCAGAACCAACTGGGCCTCTTACGCCACGAAAGAATGTATCGTCTTTCATAAAAGCTTTGAGTACGTCACCATCTGGTTTGTACTTGAAGTCAGTCATCTAAGCCCCTTGTTGACTCCAAAACGAATCATGTTTTCTACAACCTCAGGCGCAATGCTGTCTATAAGCTGATCGCACTTATAATCATCAACAAATGATTCGCCCAACTTATCAACCACATGAGCAAAGTGAACCTTGCGTACTATCTTACGCAGCATACTAATCTCTTCTGGCTTTAGCGTAGAGGTAAAACTCATGTTCTGTACTGCCTTACTTTGTTGGCAATAGCTTTCGGTTGAGCCACATGCTGTTTACCTGCTGCCTTACCCTTTCGTTTAGCTGCGGTTGTAGCTGCATATTCAGAATTACTAAGAGCAGCGATAGCCTTACTAGGAAGATAACGCTCACCAGTTTCACTAGACTTCTTGCCAGACTTGGTACGCCACTTCTGCTTACCCCAGTTAAGCAATGACTTCTGCGGAGCTTTCATCTGTAGCCGCCACCAGCAGCTTTATAACGCTTTGCTAAGAGTTGCGCCTTCCTTGCCGACCACTTGCCAGCAGCAGTTCCTTGAACATTCGCAGCCTTTATTCTGTTGAACAAAGACTTTCGCATTTTAGGCTTGGTATAGTTACCAGCAGCATTAACCGCCATCTTGCTCCTCGCTTATATTCATTTGACTACGAAACTTTTCGCTGGCAGCACTTTCTAGCTTTTTAACCTTCTTCAAAAGATTTTCTCTCTTTAAGCTAGTAACCATTTGCCCATCAGATGTGCCAAGAAACTCTTTAACCTTGCGGCGCAACTTAGTCATCATAGAATAATCTTCGGGCATGCTTTCTAATTGCTTAGAGAGCAACGAATAACGAGCATTTATTTTATCGCGGGGCGATTCACCTTTAGGCATTATTTCTTCTTTCCACTTGGCTTCTGCTTGGGAGGACGCCCAACCTTAGATCCATAAGTTCCTTTACCCTTTGGCATTAGTAACCTCCCATGTCAGTAGGCATCAGCAAAGAACGAGCCTGATAACCCTTCCGCTTTACATCCTCTAGCTTAGGCTTATCCCTCTTGACCTTATCCATAGCCAAAGAAGGTAACGCACCAAACGTAGGCTTCTGAGCCGCGTATAGCGCTGAAGCACTAGGCCCAGTATTTCCAAAACACATAGCTATGCCTTTCCCGCATTCTTATTGCGCTTAATAGATCTATTCACAGCCCTGCCAACAACTCTTAGATTACCTTTAGAATTATCTCTTGGGTTTCCGTTCTTGTGGTCAACGTCCTTGCCATCACCACGCTTGGCAATACCAGCTTGCTCCATCTTGTAGCGAGCCTTCTTACGCTTGCGATTATCCTCCATTCGCTTAGAAGACTTGTCGTACTTGCCCTCACCAGCCTTAGAATAATCCCGAACATAATTCCTGCTACTGGGCATTAACACTTCCACTTTCGTAAAGCTAAAGCCTTTCTAGTAGGACGACCCTTTTTATCTTTCATTGGCCCCTTAACGCCACCCATTCTAGCGCAAAAAGATTTCTTTCTAGGGCCGCCTTCAGGTTGAGGCCGCTTTAAATTAGCGCCAGTTTTATTCTTAAAATATCTACGACCAGCGGCGTTTAAACCACCCTCAGGATTCTGATATTTTTTTGCGACCATAACCCTTACTCTTCAATAAAAGCTTCGCCTTGGAATTAGACTTCCGAATAGGCATCTTCTCAGGCTTCTTAGAATATCTCATTTCTCACCCTTAGCAGATAAAATATTTTTTGAGAACCTTTTTTAAAAAAAATGTGAGTAGGGGACCACATAGACATCCAAGGTCACGAGTTTTCGGGGCCACCCCCTAGCTAAGTTACCACCAGCCAAACGGTTGCACGGGACAAACAAACTCAGCCTAGATCAATGGACACCTTGATATCCCCAGCCACCTGAACCTGTGAACGATCAATAGGCTTATACCCAGCACGATCCAACAGATCCTTACTAGCCTCAAGCTGAACGTACTCAGACTTAGCACTCGTAGCCAACCTACGCACTGTACCAGCAGCCAGAGTAGCGCTCAAACCAAACTCATCATTCATCCGCTGCATCAAGTACTGCTGCACATGCGGTAACTTCATCGTCTTGGTTGCAGTCACTCTTCCAGATTCACCCTTAGCATATCCAGCCAACTCTGCTGCTTGTGCTATCGTACAACCTTTTGCTACAATCGTGTCTACTAACGCCGTCTGTTTATCAGTCAGCTTCCTGTTTGCTGGAACCATGTCACCCCTGTTTTCTAAGCTTAGTCATTATTAAAACATCTATCGTATGTCTCATTCGCTTGGGGGGGGGGCGGGGTGGGGGGGGGGTGGGGGGGGGGGGGGGGGGGGGGGGGGGGGGGGGGGGGGGGGGTGGT